GAAGGGGGAAAGATCATGGCAAAAACGGCAACGCTACCGGGAGTGACGCCGGCGAGTAATGCTGAATTGACGGTGCTCGCGGAGAATTACGCCGCGGCTCGGGATGAGCGAATGGAAAAGCTTAAAGGCGAGATCGATTTGAAGAATCGAGTGATTGCGAAGATGGAGGCGTTGGAGATCACGAGCTATCACGACGACGAGGCGAACTTGACAATCACGCTGGAAACCAAAACTAAAGTGAAAGTCAAGATCGGATCTGGGGACGCCGAGGACGATTAAGCCGTGGAGCCTCCACAACGATCGGAGCCGGTTCACCTGTTCGCTTGCGATTTGCTTCCGATCAAGGATTTGATTTTAGAAAGCGAGATGGATGCCTGTTTCGATGCGTGCGATCAGATTCAATACCTGCGGATGTACGCGCTGGCGCTGAAAGTGAGAGATGCCTAAAACCCGTCGACCGATCGATCCGCGATTGAGAAACCAGATTGCGGAAATAAATTTCTACGGTCAACCCGTGGTTGAAAAATTCGTGCAAGCGATCGGCTACGGCACGGATGCCAAGGGCGGCAACGAGATTGCCTGCTACGGTTCCCGCGGCGACGGCAAAACGATCGGCTGGATGGTCGGCGCCATCGAGCACTCGCGCAATCATTTCAAGTTCGGTTATCCGCTTCCGGTCTCCTGGATGGGGGTTACGGACACGTTTACATCTCACAAAGTAAAAACCGTTCGCTCGATGGAAAATCCGATGTTCAAGGGCGGTTGGCGTCTGACAGATAACGATCACGTCGCGCGGTTTTATCTCGACGGCGCTTGTCTTGTGCACGTCGACTTGTTCGGAATCGAGGACCAGGGTGCGAAAGATCGGCTTCGCATGGAGTGTGTCGGCATGTGGTTCGAAGAGCCGGCGCCTTCCGCCGTGATGGTGCAGTCGACGGGCATCGATGAGGATTCATGGCGGCTCGGGCGCACTTCACAGCGCGTGCCGTCCCACTTTCATCCGGCTGTGACCACGTTGAATTTGCCCGATGAGGATCACTGGACATGGCGGCGCTGGAAACCAACGGACACGCCGGTTTTTTCCAATCCTGAAAATTTGCGGGAGATTTTTACGCTTGTCGGGTTAGATCCACCGAAGGAATTGGATCGCTATCCGCAGGGCACGCCGATTGATCAGTGCTACGGCGGCGACGGCGATAGGCGCTGGTTTCGTGTTCCGGTCGGCGAACGAGCGAGTCATGCCGATCGATTGAGTTGGGCATCGGCGCTCAAAGAACGAACCGATCTGCTGCGCCGGCTGATTCTCGGACTGCCGGGGGTCGTCATGCTCGGCTCGCAAGTGGCGAAGGGATTCAACCGCGACGATCACACAACGCAAGCGACGATTCCATTCGTTCCCGGTGAGCCGGTTTATTTCGGGCTCGACTTTGGCCACACACCTACCTGCATCATCGGTCAAGCGGTTTACTCCCGCGGCTACCGCGTACTCGCGATCAAGGCGGCGCTTTACATGCAGGGCGCCGGGATGCGCCAGCTATTCGAGGAACTTGTCTTGCCGTGGCTTTCGCGCTTCGCGCCGTGGGTGCTTCGGGACACCGACACTTTTGCCGTGATCGGTTACGATCCGTCCCAAGGCACGGTGGAAAAACCGAAGGGCGAAGAAGCCGATATTGATAACGCCGCATTGACGACGATTCGCGAAATGCTCGACGGCGGCGATTACGAGCCGGGGCCGGTCTCCTGGGAGAATCGCCGCGAATTACTGCGCAGCGTTTTCCCGCGGAGAAACGGCGTGATGATCGAAGAAAACGATTTCACGCTCGATCTGATTCGCGCGCTCGACGGGCGCTGGTACTACCCGCAAAGCATTCAAGGCGGGCTAAGTTCGGACAAGCCGAAGAAGCCTAATCATCCGTGGGAAGATTTGGGCGACGCTTTTTGTTATTTACTTTCCAGATACGGCGTGTTAACGGGAAATGAGAATCGAAGCGATAATATCCAAGTCCAGAGCAATCGGAGCGGATAGGAGATAAAAACTATGGGAGCGCTTTTTAGTACGCCAAAGAAACCGAAACCTGCCGCGCCTGCGCCGTCGACCGATACCGCGGCGGTTCAGGAAGCCGGCGCCGAGGCGCAGCGTAGAGCGGCGCTGGCCAAGGGAAGATCTTCGACAATCCTCGCCAGCGGCGGGCTAGGCACGGTCGGCAAAGCGTAATGAGCAGCGCCCAAGATATTTATCGCTGGTACGAACAGCTCAAAAACGAGCGGTTCAATTTCGATAACACGGCGCAAGCGATTATCGACAACATCGATCCGCATCATCGCGATGTGACGATTGAGCGCGCGGCCGGAGCGCGCAAAAACGAACGGATGTTCGACGGCACGGGCGGCTATGGCTCGCACATATTTTCACAGTTCGTGCAGGGTGCGCTTTTCAATCAGGCGACCCAATGGTTTTCGCTTCGCTCTCGCGATCCCCAAGTCAACCAGAAACAAGACAACGCCGCGTGGATGAAGGACACGACGGCGCGGATTCTGTTGCAAATGCGGCCAAGCTTTTACGGGCCGGCCGGTCAAAACGTGCTCGATTGGGGACTGTTCGGCAACGGGCCAATGTTGATCGAAGAGGTTCCGCGCGGTCCTCGCGCCGGCTTGGGTCGATTGAAATTTACGGCGATCCCGTGGGGGCAATACGTGATGGCCGAGGGCGATGACGGCAAGATCGACAAGTTCATTCGATCGATGAAATTGCCGGCTCATCAGGTGGTGAAGCTTGGCAAGGTTAGCGACTCGATCGAAAGAGCGGCGGAAAAAGAGCCGATGAAACAGTTCGAGATTTTACACTCGATCATGCCTCGGGATTTTTCCGGTTATTCGAAATCGAAGGTTTCGACCAACAAGGATTATCCCTTCGCAAGTTGCTGGGTCGAAGTGGAAGCGAAGCGGTTGATAAAAGAATCCGGTTACAGAAAATTTCCGGTTGCCGTTGCTCGCTATTCTCTGATTGCCGGCGAGACCTACGCCCGCGGGCTCGGCGAATTGTGCTTGCCCGACCAGAAAAGTTTGCATCGGGCGGACGAGTCTGCGTTGCTCAAATGGGACCGTGAACTTGATCCTCCGCTGTTGCAAAAGCGGGGTTCTATCATCGGTAATATCTTGTCGACGCAGGCTCGCGGGCGCACGGTCGTTACCGATATTAACAATTCGGTCAAAGCGCTGTTTGAAAATTCCAACTGGCAAGCCCATGACATGATGGCCGATCGCAAGCAAAAGCAGATTCTACAAGTCTGGCACGTCAACGAAATTCTAAATTTGATGTCTCGGGAAAAGCCCGAGATGACGGCGTTCGAAGTGAGCGCGCGCTTGCAGCTCCTACAGCAAATTATCGGGCCGATCTTTGGCTTGCTCGAAGCGGAATTTCTCTCGGTGATCGTCGATATTTGTCTTGATCTGATGGCGAATATTCCCGGCATGATCGCCAAACCTCCCGCGGACATTGCTCAATCGATTCCCCACAACGCTTTTGATATTGTCTACGAGGGGCCGCTTGCCAGAGCACAGCGCAATCAGGAGATCCAGGCGATACAGCAAACCGTGGCCGACATTGGCGGGATTCAACCGTTTGAGCCGAGCATCCCAAAACTACTCGATTGGGAAAAAACCGCGCGCCGATTGTCTGAGATTCGCGGCACTCAAGATTTGCTTGTTAGTAACGAAGAATATATCGACGCGATGAACAAAATGCTGGAGCAGCAAAACGCCGAGAAGCAAGCGGCGATGATCGGCGGAGCGGCTCAAGCCGCGGGACAAGCCGCGCCGTTCTTGAAGGTGATGCGTGACCAAGCAAGCGGCGGACAATCCGCAGCGGCCTAGAAAAGTGGTTCAGCCGAGCGTGGTGGTTTTGTCCGAGGACATGATCAACGCGGATGTCAAAGCGCGGGTGCCGATGGGCTCGCCGTTTTTTAACTGGTTGACGGAGATTCGACTCGATGACGTTGCGACAAGTTCAAGCGAGTTTGACCGCGGGGTAGTCGAAGGGATGCGCCGGCTGGCGCGACAGATTCAGGATATAGTTTTGTCCGAACAAGTAGGGAGTTAATTTATGCCATTCGAACTACCGCCAGAAATCGCGTCGACCATTCCGGCCGATCAGTTAGCTCATCCATCCGTGCAGAAATACGACAGCATCGGCGATTTTGTGAAGGGTCATCTCGAACTTGATCAATACCGCGGCCGATCGATTGCGCTGCCAAACGGCGAGAGCAAGCCTGAGGAAATGGACAAGTGGGCAAGCGAGCAGAGCGTTAAACTGAAAGATCGCGGCTACTCCATCTCGAAACTCGGTGAGTTACCTCCGGCCGATCCGAAGGATTACGTTTTCAAAATCGATGGCGTCGATGAAAAGGTGCTGAACGAAGATAAACTTGTCGCCGAGTTTAAGCCGATGGCGCAAAAATTGGGATTGAGTAAGGCACAGGCTCAAGGCATCGTCGAAAGTTTCGTCAAGGACGTTTTGCCGAGCATGAAAGAGGCCCAGCCGGAATTCATAACCGGCGCCGCGGTGCGAGAAATCATTGATAAAGCGTTTCCAGGCGAGACCGAGGCGACGATTGAAAACTATGTGCGCTCGATCGAGCACTTGAAGATGACGACGCCGGAACTTCCCGATCTGCTCAATGATTCGGTGGTCGCCTATGAGGGGAAAACGATCTCGCTCGGCGATCATCCGACGATGGTCAAGTTGATCTCCGCGCTGGCCCAAGCCACGGCGCAAGATTTTGGCGGCAACGTAAACGGTCAAGCGATTGTCTCGAAAGAGGGCGCCGCGCTCGTGCAGGAAGCCGAGGATATTATCCGCAACCCGAGCAATTCGAAGCACAAACTTTTTCAAGACGGCGACAAGTCGACGCACGAATACGTCCAGGGGCTTTATAAAAAAGCCTATCCCGGCGAAACGAATGTATGAGTTTTTGGGGCTTCATAGTGGGAGTCGGGATTTTTATCATCGGCATCAACGTTGGGATTTTGTGGGTTCGCAGCGAACTGGAAGAAGCAGCCGATTTGCTGCGCCGAGCTAAGATGCTTAACGACGGAGTCCAGATTCTTTTCGAAAACGTTAAACGGGGGTGAATTATGCCAATTTTCGCGCACGGGGTTGTCGACACTGAGCATCCGGCAATCGTCGAGGGAATCAGAAACATGATCCGCAACGGTTACTCGAAAGAGTCGATCGTCAAAGTGATCGGTGCTCCGGTCGAGGTTGTCGAGGCGCACCAACGGCTCGCCGAGCGACAGATGGGCGGAGTGGTTCGGCCGAAAAGGAGCGAATCGGAGCGGTTGGAGATGCTTGACAGAATGAAGAAGATGCGCGACAAGAGGAAAAAGAAACCGAGCAAAACGGTTGTCGAGGCATTGAAACCGGAAGAATAAATGGCATCGACTTTGTTACAAAACGCAATGCGAGAAGTTCACAAGAATACTCCGTCAACGGTTCCTGCCTCGAAGAAGGGCAAGGCGCGGGAGAAGATGCTTGAAGCGATTGCCTACTCGAAGGCGAGAAAGAAGGGCTTTAAAGTTTGATACACTTCGAAATCGTAATGCGCGTCGATTTAGACCCGTTGCAATATGGGATGGGCTTTTCAGCGCTTGGCGTCAGATTTTATCGCTTGGTGGAACATGAACCTACCGCTGTGGATGTAGTACAATTTATCAACCAGGTCGGCGCACGTATTCAAGCGGCGCTCCTAGATGGGAGACCATTCGAGAAGGGAGTGATGATTTAATGGCAAAAAAGAGAAAGAAGAAGCAAGGTTACTAGCATCACGGAACTTTGCGTGAAGCGGTCGTGTGGGATGCCCGACCGTTTCATGGAGCGTTTCAACTCCGTTCTGAGATACCTTGCGAAAGCAAGCCTCAGTGAGTCCAAACTAAAGTTTGGCGTTGTGCCGCGAAGGGCATAGCGAGACCCGCGAAAGCGGACACTCTCACGAGGCGGTTCAGGATACCCGCCAAAAAGATCCTGAATTTAACTTTCGGAGGTAGTCAATGAAATTCCTGCAAGGTCTTTTTCAATTCCTAATTTGGAGTTTTTATCAACTCGGAGATGAGCGGGGTAGTATCTCTATCCCGATGGCTTGGGTTCACCAGTTTACGCCAATGCTGCTTCAAACGATGCAGCAAAAAACTTCACTGGTAAAAACTCAGCTCGGCGCCCGTTCGATGCGCTCCGGCGTTTCGGCCGCGATCGATACTTGGGAGCGTGTCGGCAACGTGCTGTTGCAACCGATCGGCCGTCACACCCAAACGGTGCAACTCAATCCGAACCACACCCGGCGCGGCGCCACGATGCAATCGGTCGGCGGTGGCATTTTGCTTTCACCCAACGTCGACGTGGTTCGCATGTTGATCCAGCCGCAAAGCGATTATCGTGAACTGTTAGCCTCGGCCGCGGTGCAGTCGATCGACAAGGCGATTCTTGACGGCTCGATCGGCGCGGCAACCACGATCACCACGTCGGGAACAACCGGACAGCTCACCTATGGCTCGCAAGCGATGTTGACGGCTCATCAAATTGGCACGTCGACAGCGATGAGTTTGACACGAATCATCGCGGCTTCCGTGCTGCTCTCCAAGGCGTCGGTTCCGACCGGCGCGAAGGCTCGCGCGTTTTTCTACTC